TTGCTAAGTCTTGCTGCTGCTGGTATAATCTGGTGGGTAAGAGGGGTTACTACTCGTATTGAATCTATTACAAAACTTGTCAATGTAACACGTGAAGAGATAGCAAAATACTATGCCCTTAAAGAAGACGTAGACAAGGACATGCAAAAGCTATTGAATAGATTTGATCGTCTTGAAGAAAAACTAGATAAATTATTTGAAAGGCTAGTAAGGTAGCAATGTCAAATTGGAAATATTTTTCTGTCGAAGAACTAAAGTGTAAAGGTACAGGAGAATGTAAGATGGACGAACAGTTTATGGAAAGGCTGGTACGTCTAAGAGAAGATTTTAATAGGCCAATGGTAATCAGTTCAGGCTATCGTTCACCTGATTATAATGCACAGATTGGTGGTGCTGAACATTCTGCTCATGTCTATGGTAGAGCAGTAGACGTAGTAGTAGGTGGAGAACTAGCTTATGATCTAGTACGTCTTGCTTCCTTACACGGTTTTACTGGTATAGGTGTTTCACAAAAAGGACCATATGCTAATAGGTTTATACATATTGACGACATGCCTGAAAGTGAAAAACACCGTCGTCCTACTATTTGGAGTTATTAAAATGGTTACACTAGGATTTATTATTGGATGTTTGTTTCTTGCTGTAGTTTATGTAGGGAGTAATTTATAATGGCAATACCTTCTTCAATTACAAGGTTCGGAAAGTACGAGCCATGGCATTTACAAGTTTCAAGAGAACAGATAGAAAATCATAAACGCTTATTTAAGTTTGGTTTCAATCCTGATATTAACGGTACTGAAGAAACAATATGGGATGCTGGTGGTATTTACGCTTATCCCAGTGCAGCAGTAGCGATGACTGCGACAACAGACGCAGGTACACCAGCAAACGATAATGGCGTAAAGATTCTTATCCAAGGTCTAGATGATAATTATAATGAAGTAAGTGAAGAGGTAACTCTTGCTGGCGCAGGTACAGCAACAACTACACAAACTTTCCGTCGAGTATTTCGTGCATACGTTTCTGGGTCACAAGCACCAACAGGAACTATTAACATTACCAATGGTGGAACAACATATGCAAGAATATCTTTGGGAGACAACCAGACACTAATGTCTATGTGGACTGTACCAGCAGGTTACACAGCTTATTTAACACACTTAAATATTGCAACCGGAACAACAAACGCTAACCAATATATTGTTGTTAGACTAGTTGCAAGAGAACCTAGTGGAGTATTCAGAACACAATTAAAACAAAGCATTGGTTCTGGTGGTGTAGCTGACTTTGTTATTGAGTATCCACTTCCTTTTCCAGAAAAGACAGATATTGAAGTACGTGCTTCAAGTTCCGGTTCCAATAACTTGGTATCTTCAGATTTTTCTATTATCTATATTAAGAACAGTTCAGTACCCGGTAACAATTATTCTCCATAAATTATTGTGGGATAAGCTATGGACAAGATTTTTGATTTAATTAAATGGATTGATAATCCCTTTAAACTTTTAGCAGTTCTGCTAGTAGGTGTAGTAGCAGGACTAGGCTTTATTGTCTATCAAAATCAAGATATTTTTCTTAGTCATGTACAGCATAACCTAATGCTAAAAGAAAAAAATGTTTTAGTTAAAGAATCTAAAGCATTGCTAAGAGACACTACAGCTAAAGCTGTTGTAGTCCATGAAATTCATGTAAAGCAAAATGAAAGAATTACTCAGGTGGCAATAGCTTCAGACGGTTCTCGTAATCCCGGCCTTGAAGGATATACAGTAAGCCTGTTTAATAATGGTTCTAATAACAGAAACAAGGCTACTATTGCAATGATCAGGGGAGAAGTTTATTGCGCTGACTTTAAATCTTCCAGCAAGGTAGGAAAGTGGATGGATTACCACAATGTGAAGTATCTTTGTCGTGCACCTATAGGTCCATTAGGTCAGCTACATGGATATATTGCAATTGGTTTTGAAAGAAAGCCTGATGATCTTGTCAGTGCAAAATCACGTGCATTAATTGCAGCAAAAGAAATGTGTAAATAAATTATACTGAAGAAGGGGAAAGATCAGGGTCGTCAGAAACATCTTCTGGCGACTCTTCTTCTTCGTACTCATACTCTTCACCTTCTTCGTATTCGTATTCGTATTCTTCTTCCTCACCCTCTTCGTATTCTTCTTCCTCTTCCTCTGCCTCCATCATCTTTACAAACCATTCACATTTCATAAAGATTTTTAGGCTACGTTCCTCTCCAAGAACTTCAAGAGATTTAACAATCTGTTGTTCAAGTTCTTCTACGGACTTAGGTTCAACCTCTTCGTCTTTCTTCTTTACCTTAGACAGAAGTTCAAGTGCTTTAAGTGCAGAGTTAGTATGGTTGTTATTCTTGGCAGCGGTGTACTGCTGTTCAAGTTCAGACAGAACATCAACACTTGTTTCCATTTCACGTTCAAGGTTCTCGATACGTTCAAGAACTGCTTCATTGTGAATAAGCCTATGGCCTTGGTTATGTGCTGATCGTGGAGAATAACCGGCAGCTTTAGCAGCTTCTGTGGCATTACGATAGATAATGTATGCCTGTGCAAACTTTTCCTGCTGAGTAGTAAGTCCTGCCATGTACTATTCCTTCATATTGCTGCGAGCAACGCCTTTGAATTTCTCTGCTGTACGCATACCACCAAGACCCAATAGAGAAAGCATTAGTGTCATAAGTGATTGTGTATCAAGTACAGGAAGAATAAGTGTAGGATACCAAATAGCTAGTCCCCAACTGGCAATAGGTGCAAGAATAAACTGCCAAGCAAAAGCAATACAACATACCCACATAATAGCAGGTCTTGCCCCAGCGACAAAGATGCTGGAATGCTTGGCCTGTTCAAGATTGGTTTGTGCTTGAGCAAGATCAAGTGCAATAATCTGTGACTGTAGTTCAGCATTAAGCTTTGTCTTCAGGTCTTTGTCCTCAACAAACTTGTCAAGAACTTTACCTGCTACACCTACTACTGCTTCTGCAATTCCTAGCATTATTCTACCTCCTTAAATAATGTTGTATAATCTGTCTTGTCGTACTGTGTAGAAGACTTAAATACTTCAGACACAAGAGTATTCTCACCGTACACATACAGGTTCATGTCTATATCTTTATTAGAAAATAACCGTTCACAATCTTGTGCCATTGCAAGCAGTTCTCCAGTAGTCCAGAAATGTACACCATTAGTTTCAACCCTCATGTACTTCTGTTTACCATCATCCGTCTTACTGTTCTGCATTTCTTCAGTAACTTCAGGAACTGAACAATCAAAACCAAATAGATGGAAAGTCCTGCATCCTAGAATATGGAACATTCCAATTGCTCGCATTGCTGAACAAGTACCACCAGTAACAAATGTAGTATCAGCAGAAATATTAATTGTTTTGTTTACTTCAAACTTTTCACTGATAGCTTTATCACGAATTGCTTCACTATAGGCATGCCAGCCATAAACATTGTCAGTCTTTGACATAATTACCTTTGTGGCACTAACGTCAGTCATTGAGGCGACAAGAAACTTGGTGCTAGGATCGACTGTTTCAAACAAATCCTTACGAACAATACCATGTGTTGATACGCCTTCTACTGGTCGTGGATCAAGAACTACACAGGCATACGGTTTAATACCGTTCTTTAATAGTAGCGGATAACTATGCTTTACACAAATAACAGGTCCACCAGTTTCCTTGATCTTTTTCTTTAGTAGCTTCCAATCAATTGAAGGACCAGCAGACACAATAATTGCTTCTTTATTGTTAGGCTTACATTGCTTAACAAAATTCCAACGCTTGATAAGATTGACGTTTTCATTAATGTTTTTAATAATGTCGTCCTTTGGCATTGAGTCACGTGGCTGCACTACAATAGGTACACGTAGCAGACTGTCAGGTAGTGGACCTGCCTTGTCAGTGTTACGGCATACTGCAAGGTGGGTAATGCCTCCACCCTTTACACGATCAGTAGAAGGAAGAACTACACAAGGCTTTTTGTACTTTTCAGTTAGTTCTTTTACAAGCCTGTTAGTACCCTGATGTTCTTCTCCCAGAATGTTTCCTTCAGGATCAGTGGTAAAGTAATCGTCAAATACAATCAGATCACAATGGTTAAGATTACCATAATCAGAACGTACAGTTTCTTCACTGTGTCCACCATCAATGTAGGCAAACTTACTCTTTAGTACTTCTTCACGTGCTGCAGGAAGTGTTTCTTTACTGTCTCCCTTAAACAGCTTAAAGGTAAATGTCTTATTGTTTTCTAACATCTTACCTGAAAAATCAGTAAGACGCTTCTCTACTGCTTCAAGAAGATTATGTGGCTTACTGTTAAGTTCATAAGCATCTGATTCTTCAGTAGCTTCTTCAAACAGATCAAAGCCAACATAGTGTACCTTATCATGCTTTTCAAAAGCAGCTAGTGCCATTTCAATTGCTCTGCCACCATTCCATGTACCTACCTCAACAATTGTACCGTCACAGTAATGCCGTACTAGATCGGCAAGTTGCTTATATCGTGGCAGCTTAACGTCAGGAGCAACAGTATCTTTGGACAGATTGTTCTTTAAGTTACCCTTATAATGCACCATGTATTGAGACAGAGGTGAATTTTTAAATGCTGCTAGTCCTTTCACATTAGGTGTAAGATTGTGTGCTTTCATGCCATGAGCAATATAAATCTTTAGCAGACGTTCAAAAATAAAACCATCATGCCATTCACGATACATAATGGTTTCACCAATGTCATAGCATCCACGTAGATCAGCGAGAAGATATAGAGGAGTTTCGTAGTTTAGGTTGAAGGCGACAAAAGAAGTTTCCGAATAGTCAGTATCCTTACGACCAAGGTGTACAATTTCAGCACCATCAGGAAGAACCTTACTAATCTTTTCTTCTGAAAGAGGCTTTGTAGTTACTGTGTCAGCATCCAGCCAGATAAGCCAGCCACCCTGTACTTCATTCTCTGAGATTTCAAAAGCAATGTCAGTCATTGCATAGACTTTGTGACACCACTTAACAGCATCCATACGCCAGTTATAAGCTACCTTGCCACCTGCTGTACCATCATAAAGCTTCATGTTATCTCGGTAAGCAAGCATGTCTTCAATGTCATTAAGATTACGGTACTCAATGAGAGAAGACTGAGGAAGTTCTTTTACCAGTTCGTCGTCAAAGTCATGGTAATAAGCAATTAGTTTTAGATCATTCTTCCAATTCTGAATGACTGATTCAAGCATATTCTTGGCATAGGTCTTAAAACCATCAGCACTAAACGAAGTTACAAAGCGGATCATACTTACTCTACTCTTTCTTATTATTATTATAGTGTTTGTTTATAGAGGGTCTTCCATTCCTCTGCATATTGATTATCTATTTCACGCATACCTTTCCAGTCAGGATAGACAGGTCCACCAGTAGTAAAGTGTACACACTTAGCTTCTATCTCAGCAGGACTATGACTATCAAGCCAATTCCACTCATGGTGAATTTCACCGATAGGATCATAGTCAATAAATTCAAACGCATGTAGCCATGATCCTGCTTTTGTATTTACGTCAGCTACAGTAAAGTGTTTAAGAGCAGGATGATCACAGTTCCAAAGAACAAAAGAAGACCAGTTCTTCCTACGATAGATCGTTTGAATTTGACCATCCATCTTTTGTTCCGCCGTTGGGGAATGGTCGTGATGGATGCAGCTAACAGGAAAATTCTTTTGTTGTCCATAAGTATCAAATATCTCTGATATGTCAGATCGGACGAACATATCACAGTCCATGAATAATGCAAGTCCGCTGAACTGGTTTAGAAAGGGAACAAGGAAACGTGTAAAACTAAATTCAGTGGAGAAAGATTTACCGTCAAAACAATCTACTCTACCATAGTCAGTCATTTTACCTGTCCTATAATAAAGTCCAATGCGGCGTAGTTCATTCTGTACGAGTGGAACAATATTATAAGTCATGTTCGTATTGTCTTCAATAGACTTTTTTAGTACATGAACGTAGGATTCTTCTTTTGGATCGTATCCAATATAAATTGTAGGTAGTTTGTTAATCATGTAAACCTTTCTCCAATTACTTAATTATTCCACAGTAATTTCTAGTGTCTGTGGTTTTTCTGCTTCAGGAATAATCTTTTCAATTTCAATTTTAAGAAGACCATTCTTTAATGAAGCATTAATTACCTTCATATATTCTGAAAGATAGAATACACGGGTAAACTTACGAGCAGCAATCCCGCGATAAGTGCAGGAAGGTGCATCTTCTTGCTCACGTCCTTCACCGCGAACAGTAAGAATGTTAGGTTCAATTTCAATTGACAGATTGTCTTTATCAAACCCTGCAACTGCCATCTCAATAATGTGTTTATTGTCTTTTTTATAAATGTTATGTGGGGGATAGGCAGTTGAGTTAAGTACTGATTGTGCAACGTAACTCATTGGTTCAAAATGCTTTTCAATATCAAGCATAAAGTTACGCATCTTTTCAAATTGTGGGGAAAAGGAAATTAGATTCATGTATACCTCCTTGTATAAGCGAGTTGTTAAAAAGGCCAGTCCGCATTTGCCAGACTGACCTTGGAAGTATACTTGTTAATTTTTAGTTTGTCAACTACTTTTTTTCAAACTGCTTTGCAAGAATGCGAATAGTTGTACTGGCATCAGTCATAAATAGTGAAGGTACAAAAGCATGTACCATTAACTTTAGACTGGCACTAATTAGCTTATAGATAATATAGAAAGCACCTAGCATATGGCACAGATAAGACATTCTTACTGACCTAAGATGGTATCTAGATCGTTTGTAAATATTATTCAAAGTCTGGTCCTCTAAACCAACATGCTAAACTATAGCGTTGTCCTTTAGTTACTGGTGTTACCCTATGAAACATAAAGGAAGGAAAGACAAGAATACTGCCCTTGTTTCTCATTTCCTTTACTGTGTTGTATCTGGAGTTAGCATCAGGAGTACACCACCTTTGTATCTGAAAGTCACCTCCCTCAAAACTATCATTGAGAGAAACACATAGTGTAAGCTTTCTGATTACAAGATCGTCTTCACTTTCAACGCCAACATCCATATGCCAGTCGTACTGTCCCCCTTGGCTGTACGTGCTGAACTGTGGTGTTTCAAAACACATGACATGAAAGTTCCAGTTAGCTGCCTCGTTTGCCTTCTGAGCATAAAGCTGAAGTATTTCAGATAGTTCTGAATTGTTCAGCCAGCTAATTGAACTTTCTCGTACATTAGGATCAAAGAATGTTCCGTCCTTCTCGTGTAACCCACCAGAGTTTTGCTTATTGGCAAGTCCCATAGTAACAAGACCATCACAAAAAGCTGCTGGTAGTTCTTTGTCAAACACGTAGTAAGGAAATTCACTGATCATTACTTTTTCTTTGGTGTATTCTTCTTAACTGAACTGTCGGAGTTACGACTATAGGAACTGTTCTTACTCTTTGTAGTAACTCGAATATTCTTTGGTGAATTGCTGCCACCTTTACTTAGTGGAACAATATGATCCAGTTCCTTACCATCACCTACTGCAACCTTACCCGCCTTGATTGCATGTCGTCTTGCCTTGTTGCGTTGTACACGCATCTTGATTTGCTCAGGCTTTGATTTGTAGTTCTTGTTCTCCCGCTTGTAGTCTCGTGCCATTTGTGTCTCCTTAATTTGCCCATACCTCTGACCAGTTACCTGTCAATGCACCTTTGGCATAGTCAGTTGCACGGTTCTCAAAAAAGTTAGTATGTGTTGGTGCATTGATCATTTCTTCTACCCAAGGAAGGGGATTAGTCTTTACCTTGAAGATACCTTTCATACCCATAGAGATAAGCCTACGGTCTGCTATATATCGTATGTATTCCTTAACTTCAGTATCTCTAAGTCCTTCGACCTTCCCCATGTTAAACGCCAGATCAACAAATTTGTCTTCAAGATCAACCATCTTAGTTGCAATTGTATAAATTTCTGACTTAATTTTGTCATTCCAAATCTCTCTATTTTCTTCCAGATAAGTACGGAAAAGCCGGATCATTCCTTCAGCGTGTTGTGTCTCGTCAACAATTGACCATGTGACAATCTGACCCATGCCTTTCATTTTACCATGACGGGGAAAGTTCAGCAACATGATAAAGCTGGAGAATAGTGCAAGACCTTCAGTAAAAGCAGAAATAGCAGCAATCTTTACTGGCAGCGAAGCACCCGTATCAACCTTAGACAGAAAGTATTCATGCTTCTCACGCATGGCGTCATATTCAAGAAATTCGTTATACGTACTTTCAGGCATACCTAGAGATTCAATAAGGTGAGAATACGCAGCAATGTGTAATGCCTCACGTGCAGCGAAGCTGGAAAGCATCATACGAATTTCAGGCTGTGGAAACATTGGAAGATAGTTCTTCACATAACCACCGGCAACATCAATGTCTGACTGTGTAAAGAAGCGGAAGATATTAGTAAGAAAATACTTCTCTTCAATAGAAAGATTGTTCTTCCAATCCTTTACGTCTTCGATCATGGGTACTTCAGTGTGCAGCCAGTGTGACTGCTCATGCTTTAACCATAGATCATATGCCCAAGGATAATGAAAAGGCTTGAAGTAATTACGTTCGTCTTGAAGTTTAAGTTTGTCAGTCATTTGTTTTCTCAATCATTTTACCATCACATACAATGTAAAGTTTAACTTCACACATGCTTGACTTAAGATATGCTCTACCACCATCAATCATGTTACCATTCTCAAATTTTTTATAATCATGGCGATGTGCACTATATTGAAGATTACCAGTGTCGTCTTCAACAAGTCCAAACTCTACAGATTCAATACGATCAGCATTAGTAATCATAACAGCATCTGTGAATGGTTTATAAAATAATCCAAAGTAGCGATTGCCAAAAGTAGGGTGTGGTGTTTCTCTGTAAAAAATGTCCATTGCTTGTTCCTCGTTACCTAATGCACTTGTACACACGTAAGTAATGGAAACACCATCTTTCTTAGAGTAATGTTTACAAATCTTTTGAGTGTCAAATAATGGTTCATGCTTGATTAGCATTAAATATCACCCTTCACAAGCTAGACATTCTTCACCAGAGGCTAATGCCTCCATATCAATCTCTTTGATAATCTGACGTTCAATTTTACGAGAGACACGATCAGCCTTATTGATCTTCTCTGAACGGCAGTAATACATTGTCTTTAGTCCCTTCTTCCATGCCATGAAGTGTACTGCATGTAGATAGCTGATGTTAACGTCAGGACGAAAGAAAACATTTAGTGACTGAGACTGATCAATGTACTCCTGACGATCAGCGGCATGTTCAATTACCCAACGCTGGTCAATCTCCATTGAAGTTTTATATACGTCTTTCTCGTAATCGTCAAGACATTTCAGATGCTGAACTGAACCATCGTTAGCAATAATGGAAGACCAAATCTTGTCGTAATTAAGTGAACTATCTTTGCTGCACTTATCTTTGATAAGCTGATCGAGGAACTTATTCTTGTTTAGAAACGCACCACTAATTGTATCTTGCCTGTAGGCGTTTGCTCGCCAAGGTTCAATAGAAGGTGATGTGTTTCCCATAATGATCGAAGAAGAAGCATTCGGTGCAATTGCCATGACATGACTACAACGCCGTCCTGTCCCGAAAGCGTCAGGTGCTTCACCTCTGATCTTTCCAAGGTCGATGTTGGCTTTATCAAGTCCTTCTCTGATGTGTTTGAAAATTCTTCTATTAGTTGACTTTGCAAGTGCAGATTCAAAGGGCATACCTTTCTTTTGCAGATAGGCGTGGAATCCCAATGCACCAACTCCAACTGATCGTTCGCGTATAGCGGAGTACTTTGCACGGCTAATAGAATCAGGAGCAGCATCAATAAACTTTTGTAGAACATTATCAAGCATCTCCAGTACATCACGAAGGAACATTTCGTCCTTGGACCATTCGTCATAGTACTCAAGGTTTACGGAAGATAGACAACAAACAGCAGTACGATCCTTGTCAGTAGGAAGAATAATTTCAGAGCAAAGATTTGACTGCTGAACTTTAAGACCCTTTTCCTTTAGCCATGAAGGAAGCTTCTCATTGGAACGATCAATGAAGTGAAGGTAAGGTTCTCCAGTGTGCATACGTAGTTCAAGAATACGCTGCCACAGATCACGTGCAGAAACAACTTCTTTTACTTCATCTGTGTGAGGGTCTTTTAATTCCCAGCTATCGTCAGCATAAGGATTAGTCATACAGTTCTCAATGATCTGCATAAACTCGTCAGGAATATTAATGCCGTGGTGCATGTTCAGACAACGAAAGTTCTGATCACCAGTCGGCTTTCTCATTTCAAGAAAAAGTAGGATGTCAGGATGGTCAACGCTAAGATATGCAGCGTAAGAACCACGACGTGTTTTACCTTGCCTGTACGCCAATGAGGATGCGTCATACATTCTAAGGTGTGGCATAACCCCAGTAGATTTATCATCAGCAGCGCGTATACCGAAACCAATTCCAACTCCACCTCCTAGCATGGACAGCCAGTTAGTCTCTGATAGATTATCTACAAGACCTTCTGCTGTATCGTTGATGTAATTTAAATAGCAAGAGATAGGCAGTCCACGTGAAGACCTACCATAAGACAGAATAGGAGTAGAGTAGGACAGCCAATGCTTTGAAGAATAATCGTACAGTCTCTGTGCATGATCAGGATTGCTGGAAAATGCAGAAGAAACGAAGGCAAATCTTTCCTGTGGAGAAATCTCTCCGTCTGCCATGTACGATTCTTTTAGTCTTGTTACTCCTAGTTTATCAAATAAAGTGTCTCTGTTAGGGTCAACCGTGATGCCCATGAATTGTGTCTCCTATTTTGTTTGGGTTGAATCGTGAAGGAAAAGCATAATCATAGCATAATGTATGATCTTCAGCAAGTCCTTACGGTTTCTGCCGTCCTTTTTACCGTATCTCTTCCAGTATTTCAGCATATTACCCATACAAAATCCTTCACCATATTCAGCATCAATGATCGTATCAGTTGCTTGGTACTTACCCTGTGCATAATGCTGGCTGTATGTAGCATCTATATACTTCTTTAACTCTTCAAGAATCTTATCTTCAGTGTACTTGTACTCAATAACAGAATCAGCCAACTTCTTTTTCCTTTCTATGTCCTTGGAATAAATCTGATCAATAACGCTTTCTTTACCTCTGTTGCGATACAAATTTACAATCTCAGTGTCACGATCCATGTATATTCCCTATTTGAATGAAAGTACAGTGTTAATTCTGCGGCGTACATATTTTATTTCACCTGAACGAAGAACCTTAAAGGCAAAGCTACGCATATAGTCAGGATCAATTCCTGCCATATCACATACGTCAACGTAGTCCTGTGCGGTTACTCCTACTGAAGCAAAGAACCATGCCTGTGCATGTCTACGTGCATAGATTTCTTCTTCAGGTTCGTGGATGCTTTCAGGCTTTGTTGCGTCTAGAAGTGCTTGAAGTATTACGCTTAGAAAGAGTACTCGTTCTTGACTTTGTGCTTTTTCCAGTGTCTGTTCTACTTCCAGAAGAAATGCTTCTTCCTCGTTCATTGTACCACTTTTCTACTACTGAAACTTCAGCTAGGCTGGTGAACTGAAAACCATTCTTCAAACACCAGTCAGCATAAGTTGACTTACCACCTTTGTTTAATTTCTTTTTAGGATTATCAAATACAAATCGAACATCAAGATCAGGATGTGTTTCCTTTAGAAACATATGCTTCTTTCTGTCTTCAAGAGTGAACCTACCTTTAACTTCTACGATAATTCCGTTGGGAAGGACAAAATCTGGAAGGTACTTTTTGTACTCTAACCAAGTGTACTGAATATAGTACGGTTCAAACTTGTATTGAAGTTCGGCTAGGTTAAGATAATCTGCTGTGGTTCTTTCTGACTTTGATCTAAATTTTGTCATGTTACTTCCGGCACATTAGGTTCTTTACCTACTTGGACAAGATGCTTCGGACCATTTGAGTAATTGAATGTACGAATACCTTTACCACCATTCGCATCTTTCCAACAATCAAACTTGTAGTCACAAAAAGAGCAGCCAACAGCCAGACGCATATTACCACTGGAACCATCAGGAACAGGATCATAACACTTATTAGGAGGCGTATCATGTTCAAGAAATTCTTTGATATAATTGATTCTATTTTCTGCATTGATCATGTCCATGCTGTGAATAGGACAGTAAGCAATCTCTCCTCCTGATTTATCAATTGCAATAAATCCTGCTTCAGTAGTGTTGTTTGCCGTGCTGTATGCAGATATTTGTGCAATGTATCCAAAAGGATCGTCTGAAACTACAGTACCTTCCTTAAACTTTTTAAAGCCATAAGGTGAAGCTGATTTAAAATCAACTAGTACACCATCAACGATAGCATCGTGATGACCTACAACACCTGCAACTTCAACTTCTTTCTGTTCTTCTTCTACTGTATGACCTGACTGCTTGCACAGAAAGATAAGCAACGCCTCAAGAATATCACCATACAGAAACTTGATTAGCGTAGGACCGGAAAGCTGTTCTTTCTCTGCGCCACTTTTTAGATCATACCAAATCTTCCTGTCTGGATGACCAATAAGAGAAAGGCGAAGTGTCTTCTTACGATCCTGTTGCTTACGAGAAAGGGCAGAGACAATAGACTTTTTGATCGACTCGGCTAGTTCTTCCAGATCATTATTATTAATTGTTATCTCTGTGTTGCTGGCAAAAAGATCATAAATATCTTCTACCAGAGTGTCGATTTTTTTCATTGGTCTATCATCTCTGCCCTAACCTAGTTAGGCAGCAGCCTTTGCGGGAGTGGCTGAACCTACTAGGCGATAGCGAGTATACGGCACACCTTCCGGTGTCACGGCCTTTAGAGTAAGAATCTTGTAGCCACGCTTGCGGAGACGAGCAATAGTAGCAGTTAGATTTTCACACCAGCCATGCTCAATGGCAGTCTTACGAGTAACACGCATACGGCGCTTTAGTGCTGATAGAATCTTGTCTTCGTTAGTCATTCTGTTTTACCTTTCCTATGGTCAAGCAGTCCCACTCCACACCTGCTTGTATTATGTTGTCCAACTCCAAATGACAACCCCTTGGTGAATTACGTTATGTTATAGAGCGATTTCTTCCAGATCATCTGATCCGTTTGAAATGGTGTAACCACCTTCAACAGTATCAAAATCGCTACGAGCATACTCAACAAGCTTAACTACTTGAACAGCATCAAGTTCAGCAAAGGTACCATAGTTGTTACTGTACACATGGAACTTTGCATTGATCTTGCTACCGTTACCAATCAGGCTACCATTCCAAGGATTATTCTGTGAATCCTTTACGATGGGAGGATTCTTCTGTTCACCGGACTGATAAGCCACCTTACGCTTTAGCGTAATAAACATACCTCGATTGTTTTCTTCCTTGTCGCACTTACGAACATTAAGACCTAAATCTTTTAGCATCTTAGCAGTATTGTCGTCTAGATTTCCTACGTCTACCTGCCAAGAAGGTACATACTTAGTATTAGGTTGTACAAGGCTTGCCCAGAAAGCTTCGCCGCTAATGATGTAGTTCTTGCTCTTTTCAGCCATAGTCTGTTTTCTTCCTTTCATTTTCATAGTGCCACACAATGTGGCTGTCTAAGGATTGCTAATATACACAACTCACTTACGCATGTCAAGCACTTTTTTTACACAGTCACCATACTCCATTAAGTCAGTTTGCTCAACCATAAAACACGGCCTACCGGGAAAGTGTTTACCATAATTCTCTTCACGAAGCAACATCTTTGCAGGGTAAAAGCCTTTTAGTACATAGGAATTTTCTCCCTCTTTGATCATAAGACAGTAAAGATCAACTGAAGGTTTCGTTAGTGAACCAGATTGAACAAGTCTTCCTGTCTTATATCTGGTTGACTTGATGTCGATAGCCATGTTGTCAATAAAGGCATCTCCATCATCTGTTCCCTTTTC